TCTAAACAAGATATTAAAATCATGTAATTAACTAAAGGATCACCTATATCCGCTTCAGCAATTTTAATAAATTCATCAATGGTTGGGTATTTTAAGTATAGCATAAAATCATCATTAATTTTTACTTCTTTACTATGCCCTTCAGGTTGAGTTAATTCAATTCCTTCAATATCCATAGATAATTCAACTGGCTCGTCTGTGTCAGGATCCATAATACCAAATGTAATTGTATTATCAACAGATCTTGATCTTAGCAACAAGAAAATAAATTCAAGGTCAAACATTGCGAGTTCAGTAATATCTTTATTTAAAAGACAGTTATTTACCACTTGTTTTGTTGCCACCATTTCTTGCGCGCCATCTTCGTCCTCTTGCGCAATCAACATAATCTTTTCTTCTTTTACCGTGAAAGGTCTATATTGAATAGTCTCTCCGGTTGATGGTAGTTTTGCTTCAAAAATAGGTAAATCAATTTTTGGTAAAGCCATAGTTTATATCTCCATTATCTAAAAAAGTTTGTAATATTATCCCACGAGTTTCTAAATTTTAATAAACGGTTTGCAGCATCTTGTACACTATTAAATTTTAGTCCTTGGCCGATGACACTAGTCATAGATCCTACTGAATTTAAGAATGATAATAAACCTGTTCCGCGATTAAATCTCGAGGTTGGAGATCCTTGTACTTCTCCTGTAAATCTAAATTTATCATACGAAAATGAAACAGGTAATGTTGCATAACTATCGTTGTTTTCCCATGATAAATCTATTTCTCCAATTGCAGTTGGAAACGCTCCTTCTAATACAGTTTCATAATAAGTATTATTAGGTCCTGTGGGATGCGGGTTATAGAATTTAATTATAATAGTTGCGGCGTAATCTTCACGGTACGCTACTTCAAAAGGCAGCATACCATTTACTTCAGCCAATTCACCACCAGCAGTACTATAATTGACAACGTTTTGAACCCAAGAATGGAAAAACTTTAATATTTGATGATCCGCGTCAATTAAAAATATTCCATTGACTGGATTATTAGCAATGCCTGTTGGCATTTCTCGTGAAAGTTTTGCAGTTTGTTCAAAAGTCGCCGTGTTGACAGTAATTCCTGGGATAGACATAGTCTTACAGAAAAACGTCAATTGCCTTGGCGTAATCTGAGATGAATTTGCAGCTCTACCTTGAATTGTAACTTCAAACAAACCAGCGTGAGCTGTACCGCCAAACGATCCTAAAGTAGATTTAAATTCCGTGATGTTAAATGCCATCATCTTCCTCTTATAATTTTTCTCGAGTCGGCATAAACTTGACGCTTACTTGCACCGACAAATGCAGGACTTGGTAAAAACAATGCAATATCCCATTCCGTTGGAGCAATATAAGTCAATTTTGTTTTCAACTGTTTTGCCAAATAATGTTTTACTGTTGGCCTAAACTCTTTATATTTTGCAGTACCATTCAATAAATCATAACTTGCTCTTAATCTAGTATTCTCATTATATGTTTTATTTGTTGTTATAGTATAAAGTTGATCCATTAGTTTTGCTCGTAGTATAGGAGGTAAGTAATGAAAGTTAATTCCTAAAAACCCGCCATCTGCTTTATTTATTGGAAACACGAGGGGGAACCTGTCATAATACGGTAATGTTGCTTTATGTTTTGGATCGTAACCAAACATATACATATTACCTAATCTAAACCGATTTTCATATCGGTCTGAACCCATTTCTCGTATAATACGATCTTGTCTTACGCCTCGCATTTGTCCTGCTTGGCTACGATACCAATCACGCGCCTCTTGTGTCCGTGCAGGAATTTGTCCAGCACGTACTCCTTGTAATAAGATATCATCAAATACTTTTGCTACCATTTATTTTATCCCTAAATGATCTTCTGTCATAATTACAAATTCCCAACCACGGTCTGCGCAAAAACCACGCGCTGCTTTCCATTTTGCTTCGTTAACACCGTATGTCTTAACCTCGTTTATATAACGTCTTGAAACCGCGCCTGTCTTGGTTTGATTTTTTTTCCTTGGGTCAGGTGGTCTTGTCTGTGCTTTTGGTTTTATTTCAATCATCACTGTTTTTGTTACTGGACCAACGCGTTTATTAATAATCACATCTGGAAAATATCTATGTCTTTTTCCGTCAATTGGAGAATAGTAAGGTACTATCACTTCTTCGGATTGCCACCAAATAATATCAGGGTGCATATCCACATATCTAAAGAATTTGAACTCCCACAACGACCTATAAATAATGTTACTAGGATCGCCTTTGTATTTAGCAGGATTTTTAGGTCTAAACCTACCTTTGTGTCCTCTAGTTGTCATATCATCACTCGCATTTCCATATAAATAAGTAATAATATTTATAAGAAAAAGGTAGGCTCTTATGAGTTATGATGAAATACCATCTGGGTATCAACATAGACCGCAGCAGCGAAAAGCTGACCAAAACCGACGCGCAGCGATAGGAAACTTATCTTTCCCTGCAAACGGCTTAGCACATAGCATTATGTTTGTATTTAAAGAATATTCTTATGAAGGATTGAATGCCGGATTTGATTTGTTAACCGGATCTATTGGCCAAACTGGTAGAGCTCGCGGTAGTTCAATAAAAGGAATATCATCTATTCAATTGCCATTCCCACGAGCTTTAACTGATAGCACAGGAGTTAATATACAAGGTTTTGAAAGAGACAAAACAACTGAAGCAATCAGCCGAGCTGCAACAGACCTAATGGCAAACGCTGGTCAAATGACTATTGAGAATATTCCACAGCTTGTTCAACAGTTGGGCGCAGGTGGAGCTGCCGCGTTAACTGGCAGCGCAAATGGTGGACAAAGCGTAGTAAGTGGTTTAGTAGACTCAATACTAGGAACAAGTTTAGGAGACGCAACAACTGGCGCACAATATCTTTTAAGATCAAAACTCCCAGGAGATATCGGTAGATCTATTGATATTACAACAGGACAGACTGTTAACCCAAGAGAGACGTTATCGTTCGAAGGAGTTGAATTACGTACTCATACTTTTAACTGGGATTTGTATCCTGAAAGCCAAGAAGACTCACGTTTAATTAAAGATATTGTGAATGGATTTAAAAAGCAAATCTTACCACATACTCGTGACATCGAAGGAATTCCAAGAGCGTTCCTTACTTACCCAGCTACTGTTGATGCATATCTATTAGGAGTTAATCCTGAACACTTTATGAAATTTAAAACTTCACTTATAAGATCTATAGATGTTGATTATGGCGCAGGCGGTGGAGTAACTATGATGAAAGGTGGAAAACCCGGTGGAGTTTCAATATCAATTGCAATGCAAGAATTGGAAATCCAAACTGCAGACGAATATGGTGGAAGTTTAGTTCCAGAAGATCCTGCGGAATTTGTTACACCAAACTCAGGGGCGCGATAAATGAAATATTTTGAANNNTGAAATATTTTGAAAATTTTCCAGAAGTAGTTTACGACGGCAAACTTGTTAAAGATATTACTCGCCGTAACCGATTTGTAAGAGGATTACAAAATAATCCACTTCTTTACATGCCATACACAGTTGAAGAAGGCGAAAGACCTGAAGATATTGCAAACTTTTATTATGGTTCAGTAGATTACTCTTGGCTTGTTTATATGGCAAACAATATTATAGATCCATATCATGAATGGCCATTAAATACTCAAGAATTTAATGATATGCTTATTGAAAAATATGCAGAAGCTTCTGGCGTTACAGGACAAGATGTTCTTGACTGGGTGCGGTCTGATGATACCGAAGATAATATTGTATATTATTATAGGGAGGTTTAATAAATGGCTGTTGATATTATTAAACTTACACCAGACAGTTTCTTAACAATTTATTTAAGACGAGAAGACCGCGTTATTTTACGGACAGAACAAGGACGTAAAATTGTTATTAAACGTATCATTCCTGAAGAATGGAAAGCATGGCGTATTTACGATAACGAAAACGCAATTAATGAAAATAAACGAGAAATCTATTTGTTTGATAACAGGTATCTACCACAGTTAACTCGTGAATTTAAAAGTAAGATAAGAACTTAACAAATGGCAGAGTCTTTTAACCCGGCAGGTTATGAAATATCCAGAGCGCTTATCACTACTGTGAACGGCACGACTGTTGATATGAAAGAGTTTATTATCGGCCTTG